TACATCAGTTGCATCCTCTACGCCGATCTCGACATCTGGGTTCGCTTTAAGCCATTCGCGCCAAGTAGCAGGAAGTGTTTCGCCTTTGACGCCGAGCATGATGTACGCCCAGCAAGCCATGTCTGATGCGCCGATACCGCGACCGTCGGACACTCGACGATTCTCTAGGCGTTCCCATTCGGCGATCGCAAAGAGGTTTGTGATGAGTGTTTCTTTTTTGTCTCCGCGTGTAAGCGTAAGTTTGATCTTCACTTTGTTTCCTTTCGTCGGGCCAAGGAAGGCCGAAGATTATGGGTTAGTAGTGTCAGCGCTGTAGACGCCGCCCATCGTCGTAATATCGACGGACTGAAGCTCTCCAAGCGATGCAGAAATTACAGGTAAAGACTCGAGATAAGTATCACTTAAAATAAAGGCGGGATTCGTAGCCGAGTCCACTGCGGTTGTTGGTTTTACCGTAACAACAAACTTTGTGCCGACAAGCGGTGCAAGTGTTGCGTAAGTGGCATTAGCTTCGTAGCTCAAAAATAAAGTTACGGTCAATTCATTATCTGCAAGGCCCGCCGTAAAAGTGTTGGAAGTATTTCCAAATACCGTGTCGTTTAGAGCGGTGACAGTTCTCGTCAAAACTGCGCTTGTGCACCAACCCGAAAGATCGACCGAGCCGAACTTGACTTGCGGATTCGAGAGGATAGTGGAAGTTGCCATGTGAGTTACTCCTTGGAAGTGTTGGATTTAGTTTGACACATAATGAGACCGAGAGTGTGGATTAGGCAGTCTGAACGACAGTCGTGACCGACAGCTCATAAGCAGGAAGCGTTGAGCCACCGATATCTAGGTTAGTTGGGCGTCCAGAGACGACCCCAATGTTTAGCGCGTAGATCTGGGCGAGGATATTGAGCAGGCTCTTTTGGGCGTCTAGGTTGCCCGGGCCGAGCGTGATGATCTGGAGTGTAAAGTTAAGTTTTGCGACATTGTAGTTATAGCCGTCTATGGAGTCGATGTTTACAAAGACGCTAGGCGGCGTAATGTTGCGCGGATCGTTATTGACCTGTAGCCCTACGACCGTTGAAAGCTTTGCAACTAGATCGTCGTAGCCTTCGTTAAAAAGATCCGTGTAGTTAGGTACAGGCATTAGGCGACCTGCGGACGATCAATCCCTAGCAACTGGCGGATCATTCCGTTCAGACCCATCACTGGAGTTACGCCCATATTTTGGAACGAAGCAAATTGATCTATCGATCCGCGTTGGCGGTACAAAGATCCACCGTACATCTGCGTCCCAAGTAGGACATCTTGCGAAGGGACAGTCGTTAAGGAATCGACATAGCCGGCTTCCATTCTGCGACGCCACGCAAATTGCGAGCATGCCGAAGCACAGATTGTCAGGAATGCGGCGTCAGCTGCGGTCGCTGTCCCAATGCCCAACCAGTCCTCGAGCATTGCTGAAGTGACCCAAGTGCAAGTCTGGGTAATTGTTAGCGTGCCAGAAGCGGCAGTGCGAGCGACATCAGCTGCGGTCTTTGCGTAAAGCACCTGATTCGGAATGGTGACAAGCGGATCAAAGAGAAGATCACCTTCATCGTCCACGCCCATAAACGCGTACTGCGGCAGAGCGTAGACAATGTAAGTTCCGTTGAAAGTTGCATCGACATTCGTGATGACAACGCTTGCGCCAACTTCAATCTCGGCTTCAGTAAGAAGCTGTAAGACTGCGTAGTTGTCGGTAAGTTGTTTGTGTGTGACCGTGTAGGCAGCCATAATCTTGGCTTACCTTTCGGATCAGGAGAATGTTGCTTTGACGAACTTGGTTTCGTCCATCATCAGGGTTGCAAAGTACCCTCTGAAAGCCAGAGTCCTTGACATCGTAGATGGAATATCGATACTAAGGGCGCCCTTGGCTTGCTCGAACAGTTCATAACCTGATGCATCGCCCACAATGACTGTGTCTGCGGCAAAGTTGCGGTCTGGAACTACGCGAAGTCCAAATGCCATTCCTTCGTATTGTGTTGGGCCAAGATCGCCAAATGCGTTCATAGGGCCAACCTGTGGAAATAACGGACGCTTTGACGAATCGCTAAGCGACATAAGCGTTCCCCACCAGTCAGGACTGACGAAAAGATGGGTAGGAAGGTTGCCATTGCTTGACGACAGAATCGTCTGAGCAGCAGTGGAAATCCACGATGTCCAGTAGGAAGCATCAGATGCTGAAGCAGCTGCGAAGTTTTGTGTAACTGTTGCACCTGTCTTCAAGTCGTCTGCTGCGACATTGTCGGTGGCGTTTGCATAAATGCGAGCCATGTCATCGAGCACTAGCGAAATTACTTCGGGTGTACTCCAATCGATTGATTGTTCGGAGAGGGTCACATATCCTCCGTATGTACCTTTTGTGACCTGACGATCCGTAACGACGAACAGTCCAGCGGTGAGCGCGGTGTTCTCGTTTGCTTGATTTCCGATTGAAGTGTGTGTTGTTACTTCTGGACGGATAAAAACTTTGCCGCCTTGTGGCATCGCCTTAACTCCTACAGCATCGATGACAGGCCTACGACCAATAAAATTATTGTAGGTCGGCTGAACAATCGGCAAAGGCAAGATGCCAGGAATATCAGAGTTGTCCACAAATGGCGCGGCAGCTTCAATGCCTGCGCGCATCTCTGCGAACTTGTCAGGATTGGTTACAAATGCCGAGATGTATTCGGCAGGTGTTGGCATGTGGAACTCTTTCTTCGCTGTTGCGAAAATTGTTTGAGTTGCCTTTGATGCTTCAATTACGGCTGGGGCTTCGACTGTTTCGTTCATGGTTTCTGTCTCCTGTTGAGGTGCTTCTTGAATAGTAGTAACTTCTTCTTCTTCTGGTGTGGATGCTGCGACTTGCTGGATTGGTGCGTCAAAGGCTCCTCGAGCGACAAGGGATAATTCGCTCCAAGATGCCGAGGTAACGATCATTGTGCCTTCTTTGTCGTACTTGAACTTGATCGGCTCCACGCCAACGGACACTTCTGGAAGGGCTCCGTCAGCTGCAAGGATCAAGGCTTCGTCTCCGTCGCGTGTGTTAGATACTTTCGCTACGAACAGCATGCCTTCTGGAGTTTCTAGACGCTCGGTGACTGTGCCGATGACCTTGCTTGAGTCGTGGTACATCTGAAGAGTCGGTGCGCGTCCATCTACTGGGAGTGAGCCGGGTGCAAAAGCGACCATTGTTCCGTCGCTTACTTTTGCTGGAGTGTTATATCTGACCGCAATGCCCGAGATCGTGCGGCGCGGTGTTTCTCCTTCGGCGGCGTCAATCGTAAAAGATTCTGTAGTAAGTCTGATCATGGTTGGATCCTAGTTTTCTATAAGTGCGTCTTGGGGGATATCGGTTTCGTTCATTCGGTCTTCTGGCATGTCTCCGCTCATGTAAGCCTCTGCCAAGAAGTCATCTGTGTCAAAGCAGACATATGTTCCGCGAGGGAGCACATTGTCGGATGACAGTGTTTCGGTGATGCAGTCGGCGAGAGCTTTGCAAGCGTATGTCCAAAGATCTATGCGCGACTGCTGGGATGACTGGTACGAGTAAGCACCGATTGAGACCGAGAGCAAGTAGGACGGTACGCCGAGGATGCGTCCAAGATCGCGCGCCGAATAATCTGCGGACTCGATCATCAGCATCTTGTCAGGTGTCGCTTGTGTTGGCACATACTCAAGAAACTCATTGAGCGCGGCAGTGTTATTGCCAGAGGTGCGCGCCAAGTTGAATTGTGCTGCCAAGTCCGAAAGCTCTTGCGCGGAAAGTGGTTCCCCTCCAGTTTGTTTTAAGTATCCGCTAGGTAGTACCGACTGGGACGCTCGAAGCCGTGACTCTTCTACGCGGAGTGCGATCTCTACAGCGCGCGCCCCAGTCGAGTTCAATGATTGCATTGGTGAGATGAATTGCACTAGATCGCGTGGGTCTAGCGTGATGCCATTGAAGACAACTTGCTTTGATGGGCCGAAGAAGACTTCGCCTTGCTGGTCAAGTGTCTGCACCATCGCCGCAGGTAGTCGAGTGAAGGATGCTGGATAGCCATCGGCCGTGCGACTTTCTATCATCCAAAAGGCTCTGCCCTCAAAGATCAAGTCGTCAATTGTCCAGCAGATAATAAATTGGTTTGGGACGGATTGGTCGATTCGTGAAAGCCATGCTCGAGGAGCTAGTGGGACTTCTTCCATTTCTTCGCCGTTCCACATGTCGCGGTACATCTTTAATTTCAATCCGCCAATGGTGTCGCAGATTAGGTCGCGACCGCGCACGATCACTGGAAGAGTCATCGCTCGAGCGCGTCGCTGACCCTGTTGCCAAGATACGAAGGAGCGCAAAGGAGAATAGGACGATGCACCGACAGCCGCTTTGACAGAGGGTTCTACGGACGCAGTAAGTTCACGGGATTTTGAAAAGATAGCCATAACACATGATGACACATAACGAGAGGATCATGGTGGCACTCGCCCAGTCAGTTGCGGTATCCCGACGACAGGCAAGCAAGCGGACGAGTGCCGAGATGATGCTAGTTGGCGATCAATATCATCGAAGGCTTTTGAGAGTTGCCCGGGCGTGCAGCTGCTGCCGCTCCCCAGATCATCGTCCGACACAACTCGATAGGGCCAGCCGACTTTTGCGACGACACCGCAATCGAGCCTTGAGTCCTGACCATGACCGCGCGACAGACATGCTCGGCAAGCATCGCTTCGCCAGTGTGCACAAGCCGACCTTCACTAATCATGTTTCTTACTATGGGGGTGTACTGCAAAATTTCTTTGTATCCCATTACGACGCGCCGACGCTCAAAGATCGGTGGGCAATGTGCATCAATCGTTGGTGAGAATATGAACTTGATCGCAGGGTCAGCGGCAAGAGCTGCGACATGTGCCCAAAGTTCTTTGGCAGTTTCGGCAGTAAAGGCAACTGAGACACAGGTGCGACCGTCGCCGAGCGCGACCGACTTTGTTGCAAAGTATCTGGACTCGTCCATTGATGCCTCGACAGAGATCACGCCGCCAGTAGGAATCGGGCCGTCGTACTCAAGGTCGGGCCAGAGGTGAGTCTGGATCCAAGACTGGGTACTGGCAATCCACATATTTAGAGAGCTTCGTAGAAAATTTGAGCGGTCTGGGTCTTTGGATTCGGCGCGCAAAGTGTCAAGCGTCAAAGTGTGTCCGAGTGCGGGGTTCCCCCACGACCACGACGATTCTTGCATCGGATCAACTGTCGGCGGTGGCGACCATTCTGCGAAGTAAAAGTTGGAAGGGTTGTTTGTGTCAATAAGTCGGAGCGCGTTCTCTCGATGTCTGATAAAGAGTGCGCTGGACTCGGTGCCAGCTGTGCTGAAGAGCGCCAAGTGAGGAGACCTGCGGACGCGCTGGGTTGGGATCAGGCCTGCCATTGTGATCTCGGAAATGTCAAAGATCTCATCCGCGCAAATTAGGTCTACTGACATGCCGTGACCGATTGAAGGGTTCGCCGCGCGCACATACCACTTTGTTCCGTCTGGCATTGTCGCCGAGTTACGACCAAAGGACTTCATGATCTTGGCGCCGTAACGATCCTCGAGGATTGGTGCGACTTCATCAAAGAGCAAACAGGCAAGGCTCAAAGTGTGAGCTGTAGAAAGGATCGTTTGTTTCGTGCCCCGGATCTTCGGCATCTCAATCATCCAAAACAAGATCAGACATTGGATCAAAAGTGTTTTGCCATTCTGACGCGCCACCGATACAAGACTTGATCTGTGCACAAGATCATCCTGTCCATCAGGAGCATGGGTGAATCCAAGCATCCGCTCAAGCACATGAATCTGCCAAGGCATTAGCTCTACATAAAGAAGCTCGGAAGCCATGTCCCCCACAAGTCCAGCCCACGATCCGTCACAGTCAGGCACGATCGTTTCCAATCTCGGCTGGTCATGGCTGATCACCGCCAGTTCAGGCTGGTCAGGGCTAGTTGGGAGAGATACATGGA